GATAGTGTGGATAACTTCTGTAAGCTGTTGATTTTGCTAGTGTTTTTCTAGACGCTTACAAACGGCTGACAAAATCCATTTAATACAATGTCCATTATGTTAACTCAAAATCATAGAAAGTATTACTGATTTGGGCATTCTGAGATGCAAACTGCAACCAGACTGTGCATATGTGGATAACTTGCCCTCCGATCTGTGGATAACCTGTGGATAACTTTTGGCTCGGCGGATTCTGGCTGGCGGAGGCGGAGAGGGAAAGAGGCGGATGGTGCATTATTGGGGGACATTCCATATTATGGGATTGCATTTCACATTATGAAATGGTGTTTAGAGATCGTAACCAAGGATAGCAATAACTCTAGCCACGCAATGCCTCTAATCCTCGTCAGAATCGCCTACAACAGGTTTATATGGCTCTCCCTTATCTACCCCTAAGAAATCATATAAATCGTTTCTAGGGCGGTATCCAAGTTCCCATAAGATGGCGTAGCAGTCCAAGGCATTCTTAAAGCCATTGGTGATGTTCCCTTTGCCGGCACACAATAGGATTGTCCTTTGTTCCTCAGTCAGCTTCCGCCTGAACTGGACAGTGTTGATCTGAGGACTCGCCATTACTTCCTCTTTGGCGGTAGGTTAAACATCTTCGGCGCATCACCACCGCCGTAAATAGGTTCAAGGTCATCGACCATATCGTCAAAGCCTGAGCCTTTGCCAAAGTCATCACCAGCTTTGAACCTCTTGACCTGTGCGGTTGGGTCAAACGCTTTGGCCTTGATGATGAACTGGATTGCTGGCTCATTGATGATGGCCTCAAACTCTTCCAGAGTCCAGATGGTTAGGTCTTTGCGTAGCTTTTGCAAATCAATGCAATCATTTATCGTTTCTGTAACTGCCATGATCTGACCTGATTGAGTTTTCCATTCAACGAATCTGATGTTTGTGGGGCTTGGGTTGATCTCATTATCTTCACCCCATTTCTCTAGATGGTCATAACCTTTGACCATCCCTGCAATTGCTTTACGCAGCCGTTCAATGTCTTTGTGATCGATGGCATCCCAAACCCTAGCCATCTGACCCCAAAACCTCTCCCTAAACTCACTGTCAACTAAAGTAATCAATCTCTCACAACCCCATTTCTGGTGATGTTCCTCTTTCCTTGACTCAAGTTCAACCAAAACCGCACTGGCTTGAATATCCCAAGTAGTTGGCTCATACCTTTTAATCTCAACTTTAGGAACATCTTTTCTTAACCGTGATTTAACCATTTTCAATTTCCTTTCAAAAACGACAAAGAGACAAAGGGACAGGAGACAAACCTCTTGTTTATAGACAAGAGGTGGTTTGTCCCCATCTCCTCGAAAAGACATTTGGGACATTTGTCCCTGTTTGTCTCGTTTGTCACTGGATAGATGTACAGCATCTAATTATCCAAACTGGATTTCAACCAAACCCAATTTGACCCAATGACAATCTTATTTACGCTAACAAGACGCTCCCTAGCACGAAGCCATGCTTTCTTAAAGGCCGTCTTATCATCCTCAGTACACCCTTTCATAGACCAGAATTCGGCTCTCCAATCGTCCAAACTGACTCCATACCTACTAGTACCATCTACTTCACTGTATGTTCCTTTAGACTTAATCACTTTCATTAACGAATCCATCTCAATCCGCTGATTGTTGCCGCTACCTGAGTTGTTTTTAGACCCTTTAGGCTTGTCATTTGCGATGTCGGGGTTGTGCCTGATGGCTAATGAGGTGGTAATTTCAAACCCAAGGTCTGATGTTCCAATCTCCACCAGCACGATTTCAATGCCGATCTGGATGCTATCTGCACCGTCTTTTTGTTTGCTAACGGTCAAGATTGCGTTACCTATGACGCTTGAATCTGCTGAGTTGATAACTGAATCCTGCCGCTGTATCTCAAGTTCAGTGTCTACAGCACCTAGCAAGGAGCTATGACCTCGCAAGCCCTTACTGATGTCCTTACCACTATGATGAATTACCATCAAGGCACATTCGAAGAGTTCTTGGAGTTTTCCTGCTTGGGTGATGAATGCACCCATGTCTTCAGAACTGTTCTCGTTAAATCCACCGCCAGACATACGCATCAGGGTATCAAGGATGATGATCTCTAAAGGTTCACCTATCTCAGCTATCAGGTCATTGATTGCGTTGAGTAGTTCTATGAAGTCTTCGGGACTTGATCTCAGGTTGAGTTGCGCCCTGATGATGTACAGGTTTGCGCCATCTGGACTTTGATTCTGTATCTTGCAAGCCTTCACCCTTGCGCCCATACCGCCATGACCCTCACCACATATATATAAGACTGCGCCTTTCTTGGGTATCTTGTAACCCATCCAATCTCTGCCTGTTGCAATCGCCTCTGCCAAATCAAGGGAGATGAATGACTTGTATGAGGCAGGGGGTGCGTAGAGAGCTACAAATGCTTTCTTCGGGACAATTGACTGCACGAGCCACTCAACTGGCTCATCTTTAATTGAGTCCCAAGACTCGACCAGTAATCTGGAGGGTTTTGCTTCTTTGACGGTAGCACTAGATTCTTTTGGTTGTGGCTCAGGCACATAATCATGCAGCCTTGATGGTTGCCATACATCTTCTACAGACTTGACGATAGGACAGGCTTTTGCCAGTTGTGCCAACAGCGACCTTGAACCGTCATACCTATTGACCCACTCATAGGCATCTTCCTTGGGTTGAGTAAGGGGTAAATCCAAGACCCTGATGCTCTTTGTGCTACCTGATCCAAGTAAGGACTCAACAATCTTATGGGCGTAACCCCATCCAGCGGCATCATTGTCGGGAACTATCACGACATTTGCGCCAGCAAAGTACTGGTTCAAGTCCTGATTCCAACCACCAGCACCAGCGTGAGAGGTGGTCGCCACTACCCCAAGACTGCATAAGCTATCTGCCGCTTTCTCACCCTCAGTTATATATATGACTCTGCCATCGGCAATTGCTTGTCGCAGTTCGGGGAGTCGGTAGGGGATGATGCGGCAGTCACCTAACTTGCCTACTCGACTGCCATCGGGCATGACTCGTAAGGTCTTATATGTCTTTCCTTTGATGTCATTGGTCTTATATCTTTGCTTGAGAAAGAGGGAGATGCCGTCCTCATCAACGTAATGCCATTCATGCTCAAGTGTCATGACTGTCGGGGTTGTGGCCTGTGAACTGTTAGATATCGGCTTGATGCTGGACAGGTATTCAGGTCTATCTGGTAGCTGCGGGAGTATGCCCATGTCCTTGATGGTGCTGAACACTGTGTGCTGGTCGCAGCCACCGTGACATTTGAAGAGGTAATTCCCGTCAACTGATTCGGTGATGGATAGGGATGGATGCTTATCTCCCTTACCTTGACCGTGATCGGGTACGGGGCATGATGCTAGGTAACCATTGCCTACCTTTTTTGCATTGCCCAAGGTAGTGGCTATTTGTTGTGCTGACATTTAGTTATCTTTCTGTGAGTATTCGCCATGCTGTTGCAGCACATAATGGGACTTGTCCATTTCCAATGGCTTTAAGTCTGTCCACCCTAGCGGCCACCCCATCAGCCACTCGACCCACATCGGGTTCAATTTTCCACCAGCTTGAGCCGCAAGCGTAGGAGTATTTCTGTTCATTTCGCTCGGCGCATTCGTTTCTTTTGAATTGTGTGCTGTTGGGGTTGTAAACTTCTCCCTCAATGCCACAACTTCCTCTAAATTGCCCTTGTGACCCTTTTCTATGTCCAATCTGATTTTTACTGGCCGGGTCATTTGACATCTTGGGGTAGGCCATGTTTGTTCCGACAATCCAGATTCTGTCCCTCTGATGGTTTGCTCCAACGTTAGCTGCTCCCAACACTCCCCATTTCGCATCAAACCCCATTGAGGCCAAGTCTCCGAGAACTCGTCCAAGTCCCCTAGAAGTGAGCATTGGTGAGTTTTCCACGAACACGAATCTGGGTCGTACTTCACGAATGATGCGAGCCATTTCTGACCACATCCCTGATCGTTCTCCGTCAATTCCTGCGCCTTTTCCTGCGGCACTGATGTCCTGGCATGGAAACCCGCCAGATACGACATCAACAATTCCTCGCCAAGGTTTTCCGTCAAAGGTTTGTACGTCATCCCAAATCGGGAAAGGCGGGAGAAGACCATCATTTTGTCGGGCGCACAATACGCTTGCTGGATAGGCTTCCCACTCGACTGCACAGACTGTTCTCCATCCAAGCAACTTGCCGCCGAGTATTCCTCCACCAGCGCCTGCGAATAAAGCCAACTCATTCATACCACCTACCAAAGTTAAAGAGACAAAAAAACCAGAGTTCTCCCCCGAAAACTCTGGTGCTGGTTAGTTCAGTGTTTAACTAAACATCTCATCATCATCCATTGCTGGTGTAGTTACTGGCTTGGCCTTGATAGGGCTAGGTGCTGGTTTAGCGGGTACTGGTGCTGAGATTTCGGGATCAAAGCCGCCTGAGTTGTCATCTGACAATGCCGCTGGTCTTGCTACCCAACCCGTTACGTTGAACTCAGGTACACGAGTGCTACCTTTACCAACCTTTTCGGGTCTACTACCCTTGTACTCCACCACTGGCAACTTGCCAGCGTTAGCAGATGCCTGTGCTTGCACTTGTTTCCATAAAGCCTCTAAGCCCATGTTTGCACCCGCACCGTTGGCACTGTACTCAACAACACCCATTGTCTTGTTGAAGAAAGTTGCTTTGAATCCACGCTTATGCTCGGCACTTGGCTGAGAACCTTTCTGACCAAGACTGCCATCAGGGAAGAATTCAAAGATGCCAGTAGCAATCAGCAACCAACCTGTTTCAAGGTTCTCATGGTCAAAGACAAACTTCTCTAAGATGAACTCGCCATCTTGGTTTGACCATGCGTTTGCTTGTGGGCTGAATCTAATGTAGTTACCGTTACCACCGCCTGAGTTACTGAGGTTTAAATTCACAATGTTTCCTTTTAAAAGTTTTAAGAATGTGACAGATGTCACGGTTGGGGGATTCATATTAAAGATGTTTGTTCTTGCTTGGGTCTTACATCCTCAAATAATCTTGGTTGCGCTACTGCTTGTTCTATGCGTTGGCAAGCAATGTCAAAGTATTTAGGTTCACGCTCAATGCCAATGAACTTGCGTCCCATCTGGATAGCGGCTACGCCTGTAGTGCCGCTTCCCATGAAGGGGTCGAGGATTGTTTCTGATTTTGGGCATAGGGTAATTACCCATTTCATAACCTCAAGCGGCTTTTGTGTTGGGTGATAGCGTTCTTCATTACCTTGACGAATCATGCCATTCCATCGCCACTGAAGTCTACGAACAGCTTTATCCCAATTAGTCCATGCAAGTTCACAATCGGCAAAATCGTTGTCACCATTCAATTTGTCCCATACAAGCCAGCATGACGTAGGAGGTAATGTGAAATAGTTTCCACCAAAAAATGCTTGGTGTTGTCCTTTTGTGCGTATTAAATCAATCAGTTCATTTGATGGCGGTGCTTTGTCCCAATCAAAATCACCATAGTCTTTTGGAGCCGCCAACTTTCCACGGCTTGCAACTTTTTTACTGTTTTCATTGATCCCATAAGGTGGGTCAGTAATCACCGCATCAACCTTTGGCAAGGTTGGCAGAATGTCCATGCAATCCCCCAAGTACAGGGTTGCATCTCCGATTGTTTCGATTCTTGTATTCATGGGGTTGGGATTATTGACTCAAACCTTTGTCTCTGGCAAGGGTCAATCCTGAAGATATGCGGGAAGTTAACTCATCAAGACCAAGTCTTTGTTCCTTTGTTAGCAGTTTCTCTGCCGCTGCTGGGGTGATGAGTTCTTGCTTGACGATCTGGTCAATGTTGAGTCCACGAGCTAAAAGGTGAGTAACAACACCTGATTCATCAGTCCAAGACCTCAACGCACGTTTGGGTGCAAGCTGCCATCCATCAATAACTGCACCAGATTCCATGCGTTTTAAAGCATGATCTCGTACTGCCTTGATGTAGTCCTCAACCATGTCAAACTTAGTCAGCAAGACGCTGATTTGCTCTTCTGTGAGCATCTCTACAGGGGGCGAAACATGGACAGTCTCAACGATATTTGCTTGTGCAGGGCAGATTGTTTTAGCTGGACAGTACTGACAGGCAGAGTCTGAGGGGACGGGCGGGAATGCAGGATTCAGGGAATTATCAATTGCTGGATGAAGTACGTAGTGTTCCCAATCCACGAGTTCCTGAGTGGTCATTTTGTGCTTTCTGACCTCACCGTGAAAGGGTTGGATGATCCAGAGTTCAACCTTGTCAATGTCTTGGTACAGGTTAAATTCTTCCATAGCTGCCAGTGCGTAAAGGCGTAGCTGGTCATTGTCTTCACTGACGTAGCCTCTACCAGTTTTAAGGTCTGCAATGATGATCTTGCGTTGCTCATTGCCGATACCTATAACGTCAGCAGTACCACCGACTTTGTGTGTTGCTCTGTCTACATAGGGTAGGAACTTCTCAACGCTAACGCATCCCTTACCCAACTCATCCTCAATAGCCCAAATAGCTTTAAGGTGCTGAAGTGCAAACTCGCAGTTCTCCTCAGTCATCAAGATGCCCTCATAGACCTTGCCCTCAAACTTCATCGGGTCTAAGTCACGTTTGAAGCAATGCTCTGCTAAGGCATGAATTGCAGTACCCATCTTCGCCGCATCGCCTCCCTCAACGTAAGGCATGAGGCTTGAGAGTCTGGCAGAGGCGGGACAGGCAATCCAACGGGCTGATGCAGAGGCTCTGAGGTTTAGTTGTTTGATTGCCATGATGTTCTTTCAGCGTGATGTTGATTGATTAAAAGTTGATAGGCAAGTTGCCTGATTTCGTGAGTTGCTGAATGACCTAAGTCTTCGGGGTCAAGTAGTTGTTTCAAGAAACTTATGTTTGCAAGGTTTTGCTTGCGTTCCTTTTCGAGTTCAGAGGCAAGCCAGACGATATGCTCACGCATTGCTTGACGTTCTTTATCATCCATTTCTGTACCCCCAAAGTGCAATCAAACTGGCATCTGATCTGCCATCATCCTTGACTCTTTTAAACAGAACTAAATCACGAGGGAACAACTCCATTGCTCTGGCTCTAGACCCGTCCTTACCGCCTACAACTCCCATAGCTTTGATCCAAGTCTGCGGGGTCATCAAAGTGGTCTTGATGCGTAAGGCTGTGAGTGATCCCTCAACGACCCCAAGGCTGCGGGCTAGACTAAAGACACTGGTAACGCCTTGCCCACTCATAGCAAAGACCTTTTCTACATAAGCCTCAGTAGGGTCAAAGTCCTTGATGATGTCAACGAGTTCAGGCACTGATACCTGACGCTTATTCTTACCGTTGCGAGTCAATGTCACTGTGGGCATATCCTCAACCCTTACCAGTTCACCATCGACCACAAGGGCAATAGCACCGTTTAGACCGCAGTCAATACCAATGGTGCGCCTAGTCATTGAGAAGCCCTCTGATGGCCTTAAAACGAGCCTGAATCAGGGAATTCACCGACTCATCTAACCGCCTGATGGTGGTGACAAGTGGTATGGTTTTACCTGTGGCGTATCGGGAGACTTGAGCAGGGTGAAAGCCAGCATGACGAGCAACATCGGTGATGGTGTAGCCAGCCACTTCAGCCTTTTCCTTAATGTTTTCAATGGTTTGCATAGTTTGTGTTGTCATAGTGGGGAGGAGTCTAAAGACTTTTAATCCATTGGTCAAGCCCTTTGTGATTTAATAGTTGAGTTAATTGTGGGGGATTAGTTACAGGGTAGTTGACAAGGTAGTTAATCGGTATATGATTCACTACATCAACAACGCAACAGGGGAACAAAATGAAAGCAGATAGATTCACTAACCTACATATTGCCAAGCATTCAAACAATGTATTGAGAACAGAATATGTTGTATCAAGTGATACAGATACATGGAGTGTTACAGAACGTAATAACGAATGGTGTGTTGTGCATCAAGGTCGTACATATCGACCAGTTACCTCAACCCCACAAGGTCAAACTATTTTGCAATTTGTACAAGATCAGTTAGCAGCCGCCTAACCAACCCAAGGGGGCGCAAGCCCCTATACATAGAAAGCACAACATGAACAAATACTTTACAAGCAAAGAATTTCGCGCTGGCTTTGATGTAGCATCATTGTGCGAGTCTTGCGACAAATCTAAATCTAAAGATTGGATTGATGGTTGGAATCATTACCAAGACAAAATGACTGCAAGCGAAACAGCTTGCTGGTTTTAAATTAACAACAAGGGGCGCAAGCCCCATCTTTAAGGACAACCATGTACCCAATTGAAGAATCAGAAGCAAACGAGATACGGCTTGAAGCCATGTACCTCAGACGCTACAACAACCAGTTGCTCAACCACCCCGATTGCCGTGACCCCAACCACCCAACCTGTGAACTCTGTGATGAGGAGAATGATGATGACGCTTAAAGAAACCTTTCAGGCCACAATAATCGGCTTGATTCTGGCTGTGCCTTTCCTGATTGAGATTGCAAAGGAGTTAGTGAAATGACACCATTACAAGACTTCTGCCAAGAACCTCGTTCAATGGAAGAGTTAGAAGAGGCTGAATTTAAGCCTCACAGCGTCTATAACGCCGTCAAAAAGGGTGACTTGAAGAACGTCAAGGCAACAGACGATTGGGGGCGTAAAACGCATGGTAAGGGCTTGTTCCTGTCCACCGTGACACCTATTCCCTATAACGCAACCCTGTTAGTGCAAGCATGGAATACACAACCACAAGGAGAGACAGCATGAGTCTGCATAAAGAATTAAAAGAACTGGTTACCAAGATTGCACCCCCCAGAAACATTCTTGGTGGTTTCATGACCCGTAACGACATCATCCAACTGATTGAAAAGGTAGCTGATGAGGCATCCTTGTTGGGTTGGATTCATGCAGAAACTATGAGCCGCAAAAGGCTAGAGAATAAGATTTTGAGACTTGAGCAGGAAGTCGAGATTCTAAAAGGCCAACTCAAGGACGCTGAGCTAGAACTGATTGCTGTAGCAGCCAAATGAGCCACTTGAACAAAGTCATCTTGGCTTTGCTTTGTGCTGGCGCACTCTTTTACTTTGATTCAAGGGAGAAAACTCATGTTGGAAACAATAATAAATTTCGTGCTAATAGCGACATTAGCATTCGCCTTGGGAATAGCAGTTTGCGTAGCATTTGTTTTCTGGCTTCTAAGAGAAAGCAAACAAGAGTGATTTGTCCAGATTGCAAGAAGTGGGTCAGAGATGTAGGGGCAAAAACTTACAGTTGCGCCAACTCAAAGATCAAAAGAGGATTGCTATTTACTCATAGGGGACGCAAATGAAAGGCGGTGCAAGAGTAGGGTCAGGCAGGAAGCTACCCATCATTGACGAGCGTAGAGCGTTTAGCTTGTATGAACAGGGGTTCACCAAGCTAGAGATTGCCAACAGATTCAATGTCTTATATAAGTCTATGCTGACCATCTTTCGCAAGGCCGGAAGATTTAAAGAAACTACAAAAAGGAAAAAGGCATGAACTGGCGGCAACTAACGATTCAGTACGTCAAGGATTTACTCAGGGCAAAGACACCTGTCGAGATGGTGGAAAAGGAACTGACTGAGGCACAACTTGCCAAGCTGCAAGCAGAGACTTCAGTAGAGTATTCGCAAGCCATTGTGGACTACAACAAGCAACGCATCATGCGTCTTAGCAAAAGAATTCAAGAACTTGGGGGAAACAATGTCCGAATCATTGAATCGAAAACGACAAATTGAGGAACTCAAACTAGTTGATGTTGAGCTAAACCCGTATCGCAATATTGTGATTGAGGAAGTGGCAACAGAGATTCAGACAAAGTTTAAGTCGGCATTCCCACCAGATACAACAGACAGTTTTGCAGTTTTTGTAAGGAACATGAAAAAATGACACAAGATGAAATTATTGAGATGGCAAGACAGGCTGGATTCATGATGGAAAACTCAGCCGCAATTCAAGCCGCAGAAATCTTTGCCAAACTTGTAGCCGCCAAGGAACGTAAAGCGTGTGTTCTGGAATGTGCAGACTTTATTGATTCCAAATTTGATATTTCTCCAGATAGCGGCGAAGTTGTTTCTTATGCAGATGGCGGTCAGTTGAAAGAACATTTTGGAATTGAATCATGACACAAGAAGAATTAAAGCTGGTGTTTGATGCGCTAAAACAATGCAACACTTATGCGTTTGCAGGTGGTTTTGGTGTTCGAGCAACAGCGCATACAGATGCCCTTGCTATTCTTGAAAAAGCCTTGGCACAGCCAGAGCAAGAGCCTAATTGGGCATGGACTTGCAACGAATGCGGAGCGCAGGAATTTACATTAGCACTCTGTAAAGCTGACCTTGACTATCTTGCGTGTTCAGGATGTGGGAGCAACGAATTTCACAAAGAAGCCTTGGCACAAGAGCAAGAGCCTGTGTGCGATAAAGACCCTCAAGGTTGTTGGAATGTGCGCTGCCAACTTGGTAAGAAATGCAAGAACACCCCACCCGCAGCACAGCGCACATGGGTAGGGCTGACGGATGAGCAGATTGATGCTTGCTGGAACAAAACCTTGTGGAAAGAGAAGCAACCTCACCATATTTTTGCCAAAGCCATTGAAGCCAAACTCAAGGATAAAAATTCTTGATTGTAAAAATCCGCACGTTTTACGGTAAGCAACGGGGTCTAAGAGGTGACCGCCAGCATCAAGTGGATGAGGGAGTTGCTTGGTTATGCCAGAAGTGTGGACAGGTGATCTTGCATGAACACCTGATCCACAAACACTTTTGCAAGACTCAGATTAAGCCTGTAGTCCATTCAAATACTGAGTCTTCCCTGCAACCTTGACAGCAGTCAACTCTTGATTCTTCAGGTTGTTGGGGTCATACGACACATGAACCCATCCACTATCAGGTACGCCTTGTGTGTAAAACTCTAAGATCAACTGTGTGTAGTCCAAGTTGTCCATGATCCACTGTGCGAGGTCAGCGTTGGCAACGCCAGCAATCTCAATATCTGCCGCCATGCCCTTGCAATGGTCTGAGGACTTCGATCCATTCACAGCAGCATTACTTTCAGGACTACGATAGGCTGAGTTCACGGTAACAGACTTGCCGAAATGCTCTCTAACAGGCTGTAGGACGTTCTCACACAATGCTTTGAGGTTCTCAATGGTTGCTTCATCAGGCGTGTTGTCCAGACCCAAACGAGTGGCAGTGTCGGACTTTGTCAGTTCTTTCAGGGTGAAGTTGGCAGATAAGTTCATGGTTTGACTTTCAAGGTTTGGAGGGCTTCGTTGTAGAGGGAGACACAGGTTGCGAGTTTTCTGATGGCGGCATCTCCTTCGTCTGTGATGGCGATAAGAGCTTTAGAAGTCTCTCCGTCAAGTTCGGCTGATGCACTTCCTGAGTTATCTCCGCTGGTAACGGGGGCATCTGAGGAGGCTTGTACGGCGCACTCTGAGGCTTTGACAGCGACCCGCAACCGCAAAGCACCACTGTCAATATCACTATTGCGCTTTTGCTGTAAAAGTTTAGCATTTTGATTTGCCTTTTGGAGTTTTAAAGATTGGTTCTGAACAGCAGTAATAAGGACTTGCTCCTTTTGCCTTGCGTCCTCATTAAGCGCAGCAATCTCAAGTTTTTGACGATCATTCTCGTCATTTGTTCCCTTGAGATAACCAGTGCCAAATGAACTCGCTACCGCCAAAAAGATGCCTAAAAGTACCCAAGGGTTAAACAGGCTCATGGCTTTGGGGGTTCATCATTGTCAACAGCCTCTGCCTTTGCTGTAGCAGTTGCTATTGCTTTAACACCAGACCTGCCAGCAACACCACCAAGAACACCAGTGATAAACACCATGATGGTGGAAATCTGTTGTGTGTACACCTTGTCAATGGGAGCCATACCAGCCATAGGCTGAGTGACGTATGTCAAAGCATAGAGAAACATGGCTACCGAGCCGAAAAGAATCAGCATCAAGCAAACAATCACAAACGCCCATACCCTAGCTTCAATATCGTCAGCAGTCATACGACTATTTTTGTTCATCACGATTGTTGGCATTACTTTTTCTCCTGTTCGGGTTTAACGAGTTGCTCTGGACAAGTACCTGTAGCGGTACAAATTGGGGGCTTACATTCAGCATTTTGCCAATTCTGAGGGTCTTGGCAACTATAGCGAAATCGGTCTTCACAGCCCGTCAACAGTACCAATGCCATCAAAAATAATATTCTCATTTGCTTTTCTCCCTTTCTTTTTGCTCAATCTTTTGCCGCATTTTCTCTACCTTCTCCACCTCAGACTTGACCTCATTCTTAGCCTCTAAGATGTCAAGATAAAGAAACCCCATTACAGGCAACAACAAGGCAATCAGCAAGCAAGCAGCAATCCATCCCACTATGTCTTCCTCCACTGACTTACGAACAGTAACCACGCCCACAGGTAGAGGAGGAATATAGTAGTCGCTGCTAGGTACGCTAGTTTTAGCTGGAAGTTTCTTTCTTCCTGTTTGCGTTGCCATAATTCCCGCCGTTTTACTGCTTCTTGCTTTAGCCTTGCCTGAGTTTGCTCCTCTTGTATTGTTTCCCTCATTGCAAATACCTCTGAGTACAGTGCGCCCATCTCAGGAGGACTCTGATACACCATACATTCCCTGATCTGCACCACCAACTCAGCCATCTGCTGCTGTGCCATCACTCTCTTGAGTGCGGCTTCCATGTAGTTCTGGTCAGGGTCGTAGACGTTCTTTGACTTTTCTTCTTCTTCCCTTATGTGCGCTTCTAATTGTTCTTGAATCTTGAAAAACTCTGTCAGACTTTGGACGATACCAACTTTGACCTGAGTCTCATCAACAGGTGCATAAACAGACTTCTTAGCCTTAGCCACAGGCTTTGCAGCTTGAGGCTTAGGTTTAGCACCAAAGAGTTTAAGGAAGTTACCCCAAAATCCAGTAACTTCCTTATATATCCCAACGACTTCATCAGCAGTGGCTTTAATCTCAACAAAAGATTCTTTAGCTTGTTTGTAGAGTTCGCAACCAGCTTGAATCTGTTTGACCAGACCAGCCGCCATGAGGCATAACGTGATTGGATCAATTTCAGTCTCCTTTTTTCAAGGCATCTTCAATTCGTGCTTTCAGTTTGCGGTCTTTTACAAATTGATTTGCATAACGAATTCCAGCTAAAACAGGAATTGGTAATCCTGTGAATGCAAGACCACCACCAACCTCAGTTATTGCCAATAGAATAGTTCCAGCAGTACCAGATGTATTCACCAAAGTTCCTGGCGGTACTGTTTGAACATACTGCAAGACTTCATTCAGATCACGAATGGTTTGAGCCTTATCCTTGCCAAGCACAATATCTAAACGACCATTTTTGTCTAAAGCTGTGATTGCCTCATTAAGTTTTGCTGGCGAAACAATCTTTCTACCCATTGAGTCAGTTCCAACGCCACTTGTTGCAACTTCTTGAATGTGATTGATGGTTGATCCTTGAACCTCTTTCCATGCAGACTGACCATCTTTTCCGCTAGTGTAAAGAACACGCTTTAAGAACGTAATCTCCTCTGGACTACCATTCAAAATTGATTTTTGGAATACTTCACTAGCCTCAATTTTGGGATCATCCTTGCCTTTTACCTTGGTAAGTAAATTTGCAACAATGGCACGACCTTCAAACTTACGAGCCTGTTGCTCACGCAATGCTCTAGCTTGTTTGTACAAATCACCGCCAACACCATCAGTAGATGCGTCAATTACTTGTTTGAGTTCACTACCAAACTTTTTATTTGTTGGTTCTATGCCAATTGTTTTGCCAATGCTTTGACGCAATAACTCAGTATTTTTTAAATCTGCTGGCAAGGCTCTGATTGTTCCATCATCAAGTTGCTCAAATACTCCAAGTTGAATGCCTTTATTTTTTGCAACATTGATAATAGGCGCAACTGATGACTCTGGCATATTTTGATTGATGTAGTCAGCCAATGAATCAAGTTTCACTGGTGCTTGAAGTTGACCAGCATTTTCAGCCTTTGTATATGCTGCATTTGTCTTTGCTTTTGCGCCTTGCCAACCTTGAGATAAGGCATCAATAACCTTGTTTCCTGTGCCGGCAAATCCAGTTTGAGCCGCTTGAGCACCTGTCATTTCCATTAAGGCATCAAAGTTTTGCAAAACTTCTAAATTATTTTGCTCTGCTCTTTCCCTCAAAGGTGCGCCTTGTTGACCTTTCATTTGTTCTTTTTCAAATGCAAGTTGTTGAGCCTCTCTGGTTGAAGCACCTTTGGTTAAAGTCACTGGTACAGGCAAATTAGCAGAAGTAGTTTCACGAACTAATGGCATTGCAGTAGCAGCAGCACCACCGCTTTGACGCATAGCTTGTGCTGATGGGGCATCTTGGAAAGCACTACGAACAGTAGAAACTCCACGCTGGACAGGTGCAACAATGGCTTGTTTTGTACCTTGAGAAAACAAACCTGATGGCAATACTGGCGCAATTGGAATCAACTCAGCCCCTACTCTACCAAGCATTTCAACCTGTTCTTGTCCAGCTTGAGTCCTTGGGGCGTAAGTGTATTGCTGACCACCTAATGCGGCTCTCTGCTCAATTCTTCTAGCCGCTTCAGGAGTACCAAACTGACCAGATTTAACTTCCTCATAAGCACCAGTTATAGCCCCGCCAACAGTACCAGCAAGACCAGTAGTGCCGCCAGTTAAGAGAGTCAATCCTGTCTCACCAGCACCAATCAACTTTTCACCAAAAGTAGGTTCTCTATAAGGCTGTGTCTGTGGTTGTGGTTGTGGTTGAGAAACTGCAAAATCTTCAGGCTTAGCCAAACCGTTACGAATGGCCTTTTCCATGATTTGAGCCTTAGTTGTTCCTTCTGGAACATCCTTAATAACTACGCCGTTTGGCAGTTCAATATCCATGACAATCCTTTAATTGAGGTCATTCCAGCTTTTTGCGGATTTACCTGATTTTTGTGTTGGTATTTGCTCAACAGCACCACTTGAATCAATCTTAATCAAACCCGCATACGGGTTTAAAATGTCTTCATCATCACCACCAAATGTTTTGTTTTTCTTGATATATTGTTTACGGTATATTTGTAATTGTTCTTCACGACCCTTGATAATTTGAGTACCAATTTTTAGTATTTCAATACGTTGTTCAGGAGTAAGACTACCACCCTCAAATACTCGTTGTGCATAGCCTTGAATCTTTCGAGGAATTGACGGGTTGCCAAGAATGGTGTTTTTATCACCCTCTTGAACAGCACCTGATGGGTCATAAATCTTACCAATGTTAAAGATTGTTGCGCCATCAGCAGTTGGGTTTCCACCTTGAGCTAATGAAACAGAAGATTGCAATGCTTTGAATCGACTTGCAACCTCAACATCACCACCTTGTTTTAAGAAGCCCTCCCACTTGGTCATAACATCAAGATTTGCTTTAGCAACAGCAGTTGGGTCTTTCAAATCAACCTGAAACTTGGGGGCTTTCTTAATTGCATCTTCTTCAACCAACTTACTGACAACAGCACGTTCTTTTTGATTTAGATCATAATAATTCTTGTTGAATTCTTTTAAGGAAAGTCTTTCTGTATCACTACCAACAGACGGCCTTGGCTCTGGCTTTTCAGGCTTCATTAGTCGAGCTTTTTCTTCTTCTGCATCTTGATACTCAACGCTATCAGGCGGCAACATACGCATCTTCTGATTGAGTTCATTGATGCGGTTAGAGATTTGCAAAGGTACACCTATTGCAGCTTGACGCTCTTTGTTTGCTTGTGCAATCTTTACCTTTGAACTAAGGGCATTTTGATAAATGTTCATTGCTAATTCAGGTGCGGCTTGTCCGTATTTTTTAGCAATTCTTATGTTTTGATCAGGGTCACTAGGGTCTAATTCACTCAATATTCTTGATTGCAAACCAATCATTTGCAACTGTGGGTCTTTACCACCCAAAGCACTGCCAATAGCACCACCCAACTGTTGACCCCCCATATACAGGCTGTATTGCGCCTGTTGCATGGGAGATAGCCGTGCAAATTGCATTGCCTGTGCTTGCATTGCTTCATTTTGCTTTTGTTGGTACAAAGCACGTTGCATGGCTTCTACTTCAGGAAACATTCCTGCGACAACTGATTGTTGTTGTGGTTGTTGACCAGAAGTGAAATTAGGCTCAGGAGTAAACATTCCCCCTGACAAAGTTTGTAGTTGCGTTTGTGGAATACCGCCAGCAGCTATTTGAGCATCATTAGCTTGCAACATTGCCAAAAATCTTGGGTCTGATTGCAACAAACTTTCTTCGGGAAGCAAATTAGGATTTACTAATACTGGTAAATCAGGATAAACTCGATCCCTAATTACAGGATCAGGATTTCCATCTGCCTCTGTAAGAGGGACAACTCTATTTAAATTTGTTATATTAAATGGCATGACTTTTCCTTAATAGTATCCAGAAGATTGATTGTTTACAGGAATAGACGCTTGATAGGAATCTGAAAACGCACTTGTTGCAAAAGGCGATGGAGCAAAGTATTTTTCTAAACCTTGTTGAAAGCTCTGATTGTTTGAAAGACCACTTAGAGCAGTAGCAAATGGGTTGTATGCACCTGCTTGTTGCGCTCTAGCTGCACTTATTCCACCAGTAAGCAATGATTGACCAACATTAGCACCAGCGGCAGCGGATCGACCACCTAAAGCAGAACCCATCTCCAAAGGCTGTTGTCCAAGTTGCTCAAGAGTAGAACCAGCACCCAAATACGTTGTAAACGGGTTCAATGCACCTACTTGACCAGATTGATACTGACCTAACAATTGAGAGCCACTACCAAACAATCCAGCACCAAATGCTGTTCTTTGTTGTCCAGCTTGATCCGCTTGACTTGCAATTTGTAAATCTTGTTGAGCTAATGCGTTGTAATATGCCTCCATTTCAGGAGATGTTGCTCTCAAACCTTCTCCACCACCCGGACGCAATCCAGTACCGCCAACAGACAAACCACTTCTGCCTTGCTGATATAACTGGTTTTGCAATTGAGCAAGTTGACGCTCACGACTAGGAGCAAGCAAGTTGTATTGACTCTCCATGTATTTTTGTGCTGTTTGCTCAGGAGTCTGTTGCAGATATAACTCACCCAATCCAAACAAACTTTCAGCAGATGTAGACAATGGCAAATACTGTTTCTGTGCTATCTCAGCTTGAGTCAATCCTCTTTCAGTTAAGCCTTGTAGACGGTCTTGGTAAGCCTTTAACTCAGGACTGACATCGTAACCAGCACCAATAACATTACCTTGTCCATCAGTCTGAAAGTTAGATGTACCGTATCTGGTAGTTATGCCAACAGGACGAAACTTTGCCGCATCCGCTGCAATTCGTGCCGCTTCAAGTTGTGCTTGGGCAGAAGTTCCTGCTGCTTCTCTTGCAGAACTCCCCGCCATTGCGCCACCTAATAGTGATGCACCTCCCAATACTAATGCTGCTTCTACTCCCATTACGTTCTCCTAATAAATATTTGCCTTAATTTTGCATCTGACCCAACAAAATCTTTCAGATACTCAAATCCAACAATACCTAGAAATTTCTTATGCTTTACATCATCAATCTCATGTATTGCATAAACATCATTTCTATGTATTTCAAACAACTTTTTCAAATCACTCAAAAATTCTTTCTTTACTTCCTTTGTCCACCTTACGCAATCACAATGAATAAAGGTGAACCCACAATCATTTTCCAAGAAGACAATGTAATCATTGTTGTAGATTACTGGAATCTTCATGCCGTCTATTCTTGTTTGTAATCATGGCATTGCTGCTTTAAGTTGATCTGTTGTTGTTGCTGCATCAATGGCTGTCTGCATGGTGGCGTACTTGTCACGCACAACCTGCCTTGCCGCTTCAGCAGCTACTGCTTCAGAGGGAATGGTTGCCTTGATGTCCAAAGGCGCAAACTCAGCAGATCGAGCAGTACGTCTAGCATCATGCGCTATGTTCTTTGCTTTAGTGATGTTGATGGTAATGCTCATGTGTACTCCCATGCGTTGCGGAATGTGCGGTCTGTTGGAATGTCAGCAACATCAACGATCTTGAATGGTTTGCCAGCAGGAACATCCTTGGCGGCAATTTCTTCAATGGTTAAACCGCACTCATCGGCAGGAATAACAATAGCCACACCGCCGTCATCTGTTGGATAAATGATTCTTTTCATGGTTGTCCTTATCTAAAAACTGAAACATTAATATAAACCGGATCAAAAGTTCCAACCCCATAAACACCAGCATTTATTCTGGCAGCAGAAGTTGTTGGCGCAACATTTGCCCCAGTTGAAGCATTTGTAAATACTGTTGTTCCGATGAAATTATTTGATCCATTGGATGAGCAAGTTGTATTTACAGAATAATTAATATCACTCATCGCAGTTGTAAAGTTAACTGTGTAATCGCCAACACCGTTATCAGTAAGACTAGACACGTTACCGCTGCCACGAATAGCTGGAGTACCAGTGCCGTTGAAGTTAACCCATGCCCTTGCAAAATAAAGTGGTGCAGTACCTAATACAGTAGGAACTGAGGCTGAATCAATATTCGGTGTTGTCAATGTTTTGTTGGTAAAAGTCTCTGTTCCTGCAAGCGTAGCCAAAGTTCCAGTTGTAGGTAGCGTGACGTTTGTTACCCCTGTCAAAGTTCGAGTGTAAGCAAAGTTTCCAGAACCTGTGACAGTCATTGCCGCATTGTTTGCAACCCCTGTACCGCCTTGATCAGCCCCTAAAGTGCCTGTACTCACCAAACCTTTAGATGCGTTTGTAAATACAGGCTTAGAAGCTGTCAAGCTAGAAAGGATTGGTTGGGAAATTAATGTTGCTACACCTGTTAGTGTTGATGTACCAGTAACATCCAATGTAGGAATTGTCACCGTACCAGTAAAGGTAGGACTAGCCGAATCTGCTTTAGTTGCTACAGCAGTTGCAATATTTGCAAACTCAACATTAATCTCAGTTCCCTTAACAACTTTTAAAGGATTACCAGATGCAAGTGCATCCTTGGTTGCAAAATTTGTTGTTTGTGTATAGTTTGACATTTTTTCCCTTATGCAATCTTGCCATTTTTGGCTTGAAGTTCAATCTTTTGAATGGATAATTGACTGTTGTTTATATCCATCTCAACCCCTATTTGAACAATTTTCCCCTTGCTGCTTGCATTTGTTTCTATTGTTGTTAATGCAACTCCAGATGTGTAATATGCTACTACTGTGGCATTTGCACCATATTCAGCAGTACCATATTCGGCTGTTGTTTGACTAGGTATATTTACTTGTGCAGAGTAATAACTTCCTGTGAAATCATATCCCCACTTTAATGTTACCAATTGATTAGAACCGCCAACAACAATAACCTTTATCTTCTTCAAAATAGAGGTGACATTTATATCACCAAGATCAGAATTATTTGTATAGTATGACAACCTATATGACGTTGCATCGTCCAAGTATGTGCCGTATTTTCCAACATACCCATTTTTACCAAGCAACAAATCACCATTACGTCTTGCACAAAAAGATGTTGGCTCAATACTGTCCCAAATCGTTGACCTAGAAGAACCATCTTGCATGATTCCTTTTGTATCAAATGCGTAAACATATTTTGATACTGGAAGATTTAACAAGTAAAGTGCATTTGTTTCAGAATATATAGCTTTAATATTTGATGCAGTTTCAGCAGAAACAGCACTCATCAAATCATTACGCACATTCTTAGATAAATCACGTTCAGGAGAAGACTTCTCTTGAATCGTTCTCATCAAAGATCGAACACCAGAGTTGGACAAGAACAACACATCAGTGCTAGTAGTCTGAATGCTATCCCTAGCAATACAACCAATGCCCTCAACAGTGTCACTCAATTGCATTGAAGCTGGTGTAGTGGCATTTTGATAAATCAGAATCTGACGCTTACCAAAGATGAACAGAAAGCCATTGTGTGCAGCAAGTCCCGTAATCTCATCAGCACCATTGACCCACACACGGTCTACATTCAAAGAACCTGATGTACCTGTTGACCAAACATGACCAGCAATCAAGTCAGAGAAAAAGACTGTTGCATTGTTGGATGTAGTGTTTGCCGCCCACAATCTACCAAAAGCAGATATAACAATATTTGCTGATGGGACTGTAGCTACGTAACCTGTCTTTTCAGATACCCTGCGATATGTTGTAGTTGAGACAGTAGGATCAAATATTAGTGGATCATGACCTGATTGAAAGAAATATGTAATGCTATTAAGTGAAGCACATTGCCAATTGTTAGCAGTAATAGTTGGTGTTGTACCACCACCCCCATAGGTCAATTCAACCACAGCATTAGTGCCATCAAGTTTGAATAACTTTAAATTTCCAGTAAATAAAACAGTCAAAGTTCCATCTGCTTGCACTAATTCATGGATGACAGTTACATCATTTGCACCTAAAGCACCACTAGAAGAATTTACCTTAGAGTATCCTTTACGTGAACCAATACGACCATACTGGTCAATGATTGCATTTTGAGCAACTAAGGCAAATCCAAGAGACAAATCAAGAGGCGATTCTTGGGTATTCAACCCCTGAAAGCCAGGGGCTGTTAAAGAATAAGTCTGTAGTACTTGACTCATGTTGCCACAAACTCTTGATTTTCAGGATAGCGAGTGCCTTCCAATGCAATGTAATCAGCCAACATAGCTTTGTAAAGCAAATAAGCCTCAGATGAAGATAGGCCGCCATCTTCACCACGTTCTACCAATGCACGAGCATAAGCATTCTGAGACACTAGAGTATCAGCAACAGAAACAACAGTTGCATCTGATGTCAACGTAGCCTGTGGCACTGTCAAAGCAAACTTAATTGTGTATGCACCATCAGGGATTGGATAAAGATTTACCTTGGTGTCGTAGCTCCCATCAACCCCATCAAAAGCAAATTCAGTAGGGATTGAATTAACTAGTGGTGTAAAGTTCAGCTTGCGGTTCATGTCCACAAAGCTGATGTTTATAAGGCCAACATTGCTTGTGGTGTTGATTACATCCATTACTTGAAACTTCTGACCAGCACCCGTCAAAGAATAAGCTGGTGTAGATGCCGCAGTAGTGACTGTGATTGTTTGACCTAATACATTCCACGAAAAAGCATCTTCAATCTGACGCTTTGCATCATTGACAAACTTTCCAATTAAGGAAGAATAAGTTGTTTCGGAAACAGTTGAAACTGTTGCTTCACGCAACCTTACGAGTACATCGTTTACAAGTTCAAGGTAGGTCATGCTCTTGTCAACCCTTCTTCTTCAAATGTGGCTATAAAACTAAATGAGCTTGCAGATTGAGTAGTTATTTTTAACTTATCGCCTTCTTCAAAAACAATGTAGGCATTGCCATCAAACTGCAAATAGTTTTTTGATGTGAAATCGTATTGAGTCAATATATCAAGGGTTGTATTAGTACTTGCGTCAAACCATTGAACAGTTATATGCTTGGTAGAACCACCTGTATTGTGTATATACATTACAGTAAATTTAGAGTAATAGCCAGTAGGACAGGTATAGACTGTTGTGTCTACTGCCGCTGTAGGACTAACACCAACTGATAATGCTCTCATTTTGCTTTTGCCTTGTTCCTTGCGGATATAGCTTGAGCTTTTGCCTTTGCGTCAGCCTTAGAGTTAGCACCCCATGCCTTAAGCGAAAGAAGCAGTCTTGTTGGTTCACCATCCTTGTACTCTGCACCGCTGTTACCAGCCATACGAGCCAAGAAACTTGCCCTGCGAGGGTTATCCCCTGACTTTACTGGTGCTTTCAAGTTGCCACCAGTTTCTGCATTATAAGATGCTCTGCCCTTGGCATTCAAGCCGCCTTTTGGATTTTGACCAGCTTTTGTTTGCCAAGTGGGTGTTTTCATCTACTTTACCTTTTTAGGCTTCTTTGCAGTCTTTGCTGCTTGTTTGAAGTCAGCAGCAGTAGGTGCGTCTTTAGACCCCACCTTGTTCATCTTCTCACCAGACCCTGCCTTGATACGAGCCTGTTTTGCGTTAATGTTGGCGTAAAGTCCTTGTTTCATGGCTTTTCCTTAGTACAACACTTTTGCCGTGATAGTTCCAGAGGTGTAAGCAGTGCAATTTGCTCTCAAATACTTGGGAGCATTGGCTATAGTGACAATGCCATCAGCAGTCAAAGCAGTGCCAATTGTGGCAAAGGTTGTTCCATCCAAGCTACCTTGGAATGCAACAGTTGCAGTAGTAATACCACTAACTTGCAAGAATGCGGGTTGACCAGCATCTGCTTGCACAGATCGAGATGCACCTGATGCTGTAACAGCACTCAATAGAGTGGCGGGAGTAGTTAAGGATGACATTATTTACCTCTTGAGGATTTCTTCATCATGTTAGTAGCGGTACGACCACCACGCATAGGCATTGGCATCTTTGGCTTACCAACCGCAACCATAATGGTCACAGGAACGCCCTTTTTCTTGCCATACTCTTTGGCTTCTTTCTCGCCTTTTTCAGAGTAGGGAAACTTCTTTTTTCCAACCATAGGCATAGCATTCTCCTTATTTCCAGACACGATCAGCAATAAAGGTAATGATGCCGCCCATGAATGAAGCGATAGTCATACCCACCCAAAATCCACCTTTGCCTTTGTTGGCAAGTTCAAGTAAGGCTTTTACATCAGTACTCAATTGAGTTACCTGACCATGCAAAGTCTCAACTTGAGCCTCTAACCGACCAAAATCACGAGCATCTATCTCAGACATTTGCTACCTTTCGGGGTCTTCCCATACGCTTAAATGTTGGAATCACAGGCGCAAATGCGGTATCTGTTCTAGTCTCTGATTCTACAGATTCTGTGGTTACTTCTGCCTCGTCTATCCTCACATATCCCTGATGACCCTTCATAGAATCAATATCATGCTGATATGTAAAAGTTACAGTGTTACCTGATTGAAGACAGCGAAAAGTAGCCATAAAACCCTTTAAATGAGAAAGGGGGGACTAGCCCCCCCCTATCTTTACACCATACGGACAATAACTATATCCATAGTGGCTGATGCCAAGTCCACTGTTGAACCTGATTCGTTTTGGATGCGGAACTTGACGGTATTGGCAGCACTGACATAACCAGTAACTGTTAAACCAACCAAATCCACAGCCAAAGATGTACCAAGAACCATGTCACCCAAAGCGACACCAGGAACTGTTACATCATCTGTTTCACCAGCACCATCAACTAATGAACCAGCATTTAAGGTACAAACAACTGACCAAGTATCGGAGAACAAACCCCGAAAACTGTCATTACCTCTGCGTGTTACAACTGCACTTGCTGTTGCCATTTTGATTTCTCCTAATTAGGTTTAAAAAAGTCCCCCCACCACTAGGGCAGGGGGCGCAACTGCAATTAGGCAGGAACCAACAAAGCGAACATAGATGCAGACTTAGCCGCACCAGTGCTTGCCGCATTACGAAGAATCTGAACGCCATACAGAGTGTCAGATGTGAACAGATTAGCAAGATACTCTTGCTTGTACTGTACTTGTGAACGCAAAGCAACTTGCTCAACCAGCACCATTGAATCACGGTGACCCATTAAACAAACTCGTGCGCCAGCAGAACCTGATGCAGTATCAGTGTTGCTTGAGACAAACACAGGGATGCCGTACAGGTTGCCAATTTCACCAGTGCGAATAGTACTGTTAGTACCACCAACAAAGGCTTGTTCAGTGTAACGAGCCAAACCCATCAATGTGTTACGGCTTGATGGAGGAATCAAGAAGAAACGCTGATCCATTGGGGTATCAGTGTCATCAAGACGCTGAATAGTGCGGCGAATAGCGGCATCGGTCAATGCTGACTCATTGTTGCTTGCAGCAACATAAGCAGTAGTACCGTCACCACCAATAAACGCACCAGTTGCGTAAGCATTTGTACCAGCACCGCCATTGGTTGAACGACCCAACTGAACCAAGTCAGTATCGACTTGTTTAGCCAGAGCATAACCAGCGTCAGAGGTATAGAAGTTACGCAAGCTGTTCAGGGCTTGGGCTTCAACAATATCCTCAATCAAACGGCTGTATTCGTAATGCTTGTTGATAGAAACTTGAACTTCAGACTCTGTAGCAGCAATCAAAGTGACTGCTGTTTCAGCGGCTTTAGCGGAAGCAGAACCACGGGTAGGTGCAGGGATGTGAACTACATCACCCTTCTTACCTTTAAAGTTCATCTTCATAACGAGGTTAGCAAGAACCAAGTTTTTCTTGTAGGCAGCTACGATTTCATCTGACCAAATTTCAGGGATGAATGTATTTGCTGTGGTAACAGTAACTGAATTACTGGGGGAAAATGATGTTGCCATGTTAAATCTCCAAAAAACGATAAGTTAAATTATCTAACCCGTCCGTCTTGATACGCTTGCATGATTTCTCCGCTCAACGCTTCATAACGGTCTGGGTCAGTCATCTTCAGCCGAATTAGATCAGCCCTTCGATAGACTCTTTTTCCAGACTCCCCACTTCCACCTACATCAACACCCGCTGCTTTAAGGCTAGACTTGCGCTGAGTTTCCCCTGCTTCTGTAGTCTGTCTTGTCTTAACGCCACGCAACTGTTTATAGGTACTCAACAATTCGTTTGCACTGTCGTAATCATATTCACCATCAGCTTTTGCATACAAACCAAGGCGAATAGGTGAAGATTTCACCCAATTCACAAAGTCTGCATCTTGAGCAATCTGACCGAAATCAGGATGTTCTTGCGCCAGCTTTTGTTGAATCTGCATCTTTTTGAAATCTTGACCAGCTTGTCTAGCGGCAAGTACATCGGGATGGTTGTCAACAGTCCTGCGAACTGCCTCTTGTGGATTCTCGAAAAAATCTACTTCAGGCTCTTTCTCAATAGGTTGCTGTTTTGAGGAGAGGTTTTGCTTTATAAGTTCATCTGCCAGCTTTCGCACTTCCCCAACTTCCTGCGCTTGCTTTCCAATCAGCTTTTCAGCTTCTTGGTGCATTTTGACCACTTCTTCTAGAGATTTCTGCCTGTATTTCTCAGGCATCTCAGTCAGTGGTGCTACTTCAGGTAGTTGCTTCTTTTGCTCGACTGCATCTAACTCACTTAGCGACTCATCATCATTGTCAATCAACATATTTTTACCTTTTCCTGCCGTTATCGGTTCTAGGACATTCAACTCGACATTTCTGTTTATGAGTTGTGCTTTTGCTCCCACTTCAACTGATCTAGGTGTTTTTTCTCGAACTTCCCATGCTCTGACGGGAAAGAACCAGACCACCCTTCAAGTTTGAAGTTTGGAGCAGACAGAGTACGGTTGGCTGTTTCTCCGCACTCACATCGAAAACTCGTTAACTCATAATTAACAAGTCTTTCAGTTTTATGCCCGTTTGCACAGGCAAAATCAAACATTCTTTTCATTCAATTCCTCATACGCTTGTTCGCTGACCTCTTTCAAGGTTTTTAGCCAAGTCAA